TTGATTGCGTTGTTTACGATTTGACCTGTTAAGTCCCTTTTGGACCAGCGAGTCATAACCACCACGATAGCGCCGCCCGGTTGCAGACGCTGACGAGGACCGGCGTTGTACCACTCAAACACCCTATCGTAGACCGCTGGATTGCCTAGCATTGCTTCCTGCTCTGAGTGCGGGTCGTCAATGATTAGAACGTCAGCGCCCTTACCTGTAACCGCTCCACCAACACCAATAGCGAAGTAATCGCCTCCTTTGTTGGTGTTCCACCGTCCTGCTGCTTTGGAATCTGTTGACAATTTTGTTGGAAAGATTGCCTGATACTCCGGGGTGTTGACGGCGTTTCTCACCTTCCGTCCAAAGCCAACAGCAAGCTCCGCAGTGTGGGCAGTCTGGATAATCTTCTTCTCTGGATACTTGCCTAGAAACCAAGCAGGAAAGAGAAAAGAGGCAAACTCGCTCTTGGTATGACGCGGAGGCATGTTGATGATGAGCCTCTTGAGGTCGCCTGAAGCGACCCTTTCGAACGCATCAGCCATGATTTGATGGTGCCTTCCAGAGATGAATACAGGCCACATCTCTCTTACAAATGGCAGGAAGTTCTCTTTGCAGCGCTCTATCTTGTCTGCCTTTAAGAGTTGGGCAATCTTTGTAACGTTAGGATGCCCCGCTGGCAACGTGTCCAACAGCTTGCGGTAGTCCTTAACTTCTTGTTTGGTGAGAAGACTCATAGAGACAGTATCTTCTTAATGCCTTTGTCAGCTACTTTCAAACTTCTAAACTTGTGTGCTTGTACTCTCAAGTAACCCTTTTGCCTAAGTTCATGCACAAGCCTGTGTATGTTGGACCTACTCTTTAGCTTCATGCCCTGCGCGATGTTGTTATACGAAGGCGCATAGCCCTTGAGCTTGATGTAAGCATGAATGAACTCCAACACAAGTTCTTGCCGAGAGGTTAGCCCTTCTTGTTTTTCAAACATATACCCCCCCGGTAGGAATGCGAACGTTCGTATGGGGGTTCATTCTATATATGGGTTTAAACAAGTCAAGCGTAGAAATTGATATGGGATGGGGGGTATTGTGTTCGTTGTGGAAGTAATGGTACGAATGGGAAAAGTGTAAATCGGGTGTGTGGAATCGAGTGTACGGGTGGGCGATGGGTAGCCGCCTATACGCCGGGGTGGGGTATGGGTGGGGGTCGCGCGCAGCCCTAGTGGAAAGCCCCAATGGCCCGTTTAAACAGCGCGGAGTTTAAACGCCTTCAGGTGCGAGTCCAATTCACGCTTCAACTGCTCGGGGTCGACCTGCTCCACCTTTGCCTCGCTCTTATCGACGAACATGCCAATGGCTTTGCCCATTAGCTCAAGCGACTTTAAACGGTCCGAGGTCCTGACGTTATCGTCTGCCGCATGCTGGTGCAATTGCTCCAATACATAACGCCGTGTTGCGATTGCATCGTCAATTACGTTCTGTTTGACAGCCTCCCAGACAGGCTCCATTAATGCACTTATCCTCTGGTCTTTCATTAACTTGTTCGCACTGGCTATCACTGTCGCTTCGCTAGTCCCACTGCGGACCTCATAGGCTTTGCGATATGCATCTCTGGCGCTATTGCCCTGTGCAACAAGGGACGCGAAAGCTCTCATCTTCGGAGTAATCCTAGGTTCATTCCTTTTCACTCCGATAGGCTTTCCGTCTTGCCTCTTCTTATCCTTAGTACCCTCTACCATCTCCATCACTTCCCGCCTGATGCCGGGGCTTGCAACGTTCGTGCTTTCACTGCTCTGCTGCGCTGCAACATCTACCTGGGAGTCGACCTCCCCCTGTGCGACGCCGTCGTCGACCTCATCGTTCCACTCATCCCTGCTCATCGTCGTCACCCTCTGCTGTTTGACCTGACCCCACACAGCGTTTACACGCTGCGTCGTTACCTGTTCGCATTCTACCCATTGTGGACAACTTGTGGACAACTTATAACAACGTTATCCACAGCTTATCCACACTGTATAAATACACAGCTTTTGCGATGCTCTGTAACCCGCATGGTTGAGCCAAAACCCTCCAGAATCGACGAACGCGATAGCACCTGTACCCAAGCTTGCACTAGCGTTTAAATCGCTCTGAGGCCGTTCTAGCCCCTGTTTCGCCCTAGCTGTACTTCCATACAGTTGTGGATAACTCGCCTAGAACCTCCTGCGCTTCCCCTATTACTAGGGCACCCGACTGCGCGGTCGTTCACTTTCCACACCTCCAGCACTGATGCGGGTTTCCAGCCCTTTGTACCGGCTGCGAAAGCACCTTGTTGCACTGACACAACAGCGCTGTTGTTTTCTTCGACGACAGTGCTTGCATTGGTTTAAACAGTTGTGCATACTTCGTTCTGTGGTCAGTGATTGCACTGGCCCGGTGCCCCACCTTCCCACTACGGGGCACGAACTGCTCTTTAAAAATTTGGTTCTCTGAGACGGCACCGGGGTTGGCATCCTAGGACCGGCAAGGAAGTCGGGAGGTCAAGCCTGACAAACGGACGCGAACCGGGGGCCTTCGGGTCTCCCACTGCGGGACGGCAACGTTACCGGGAGCGTGAGTCGAGGGTGCTACGAAGGGCACTGCGGCTTTACTTAGGTTTTATCTGACTGCTCATTGCTACCAGTGAGCAGCAGGATAAACAACCTACTGGAGATTGACATGACTGGATTCGCTATTTACCCCGTTCAGCCCGTTGCGGAGCAATCAACCATCGTCGGTCATATGACCAACGGTAATGAGATTTACGTTGTGCGCCGCGAATTCGCTGACGGCACCGAGGACTACCAAGTCGAGCTGGAAGTCAGTGACTTCTGTACCCGCCCCGTTGGTCTTTACGCCACGTTCGATGAGGCGGTCGCTGCCGCTGAGTTGAGCATGGTCATCTACGTTTAAGGGGATTTGAATGAATGCCCAGATTGCTTACGTTGTTCACAAGATGGTGCGCCGGGGGATGACCCCGGAAGCCGCCGCCGCCAAATGCGGTCCCGCCCCAATGGCGGTTGCGTATGCACTCGCCAGTTATTACCACTACTGTCATTTCTGGAAAAAAGGAGCCTGAACTATGAAACACCTTAACGGTTTGACCAACGCTTCGCTTTACGCTGCGGCTATGGCTGCGGGCGATGCGGCCTATCACGCTGCGGTGCCTGAGCCAATGACTGTCGTCGGTGGCGGTCGCACCTACCACGTTACTGACGGGGTTTGCGGGTTTGCATGGGTGAACGTCCCCGGCAACACCGCCTTCGGCAAGTGGCTGAAATCGGAGGGCCTCGCCCGACCCGGTTACCCGAAGGGTTTAAACATTCGCCCGCCCTACCCGACGCAGTCGTATGACCGGAAGATTGCATGGGCGATTGAAGTTGCGCGAGTGCTCGCCGCTGGCGGCGTTGTCGCCCGTGCCGACGGGCGGCTGGACTAACGATGGGGGCTTCGCCCCCGAAGGGGGTTGTGATGGGTGTCTATGCAATGCACTGCGCTATCAAAGAATGGTTCAGTGCTCACCCAACGATTTTTTATGAGGGCATTCGCACCGACGTTGCGATTGACCTCGGCCTTGCACCCTGCGACCGCATGTTCCATGCGGCATGGGAAAGCATGGAGTTTGAGTCTGACGGCAATGGGCATCTGGTTGCTTTTGTTCCTACCTATACCTACTAAGGAGAATGACTATGTACCGACATTACCAACAGCGCCGTGCCGCTTCCCCCGAAGTGGTTGCGGCATGGGCCACTGAGCACCCGGCTGAGTACGCTTGGATGGTTGCGGAGGCACCGCGCTTTGAGTTTGCTGCCGCTATGGTTCAGGCACTGAATCAGTGGGGGCAATTAACTGAGAAGCAGTACGCGACCGTTGCGCGGCTCGCCGCTGATGCGCCCGCCCGTCAGGCTGCGTTCGCTGCCCGTAAAGCTGCGGAAGCTGCCGCTGCCCCCTCATGCGAGGTCGCTGCGGTGGAGGCTGCGTTCGCCAAGGCTAAGGCGGCTGGTATCAAGTGGCCGAAGCTTCGGCTTGGCGGGTTCACCTTCAGCCCCGCTGGTGAACGCAGCGCGAACGCTGGCGCTGTTTACGTTAAGCGTGGCGACCTGTATCTGGGCAAGGTTCTCGGCGGCAGGTTCCAGAAGTCGCGTGACTGTTCGCCTGAGATTGCGCTTGAGGTTGTCGACCTCGCCGCTGACCCTCACGCCGCCGCTGTTGCGTATGGCAAGGAATTCGGCAAGTGCGCGGTCTGCGCTAAAGAGTTGAGCGACCCTGAGTCGGTCGCTCGCGGTATCGGCCCCGTTTGCGCCGAGCGTTACGGATGGGTTTAAACATGTTTCGAGATGCGCTTCGCACTGCGGTCGCAATCCTGACCGTGTTGCTTTTCGGAATCTGGTTGGGCATGGGCCTGACCTCTTGGTTGTCCGGGTGCGGCGAGCACTGGACCGATTCTCGCGGCAACGTTCACGTTGAGCGTTGCACTTCAATCTATGCGTGGAGGTGATGATGAACCGTGAAGAATGGCTGAACGAATTGGTCGCTGAGTTGCGCCCCATGTTCGTTGCGATTAACGCGCCGTTGCCCGACAAGATTCGGGTGACGTGCGGTTTGCCTTCGTCGAAGGCGCGGAGTTTAAACAAGGCGATTGGTGAGCATTGGGCACCCGCTGCCAGCGCCGATGGGCACAATGAGATTTTTATCTCGCCCGTGATTGCGGAACCGATGGAGGTTGCTGCGATTCTGGTGCATGAGCTTGCTCATGCTGCGACCCCCGGCGCTGGTCACAAAGGCGAGTTTGTGCGGGTTGTGCGTTCCCTCTGGCTGGAGGGCAAGGCCACTGCGACCGTGGCTGGTGATGCGTTCCGCGCTAACTTCGGACCCATCGTTGAAGCGATTGGCCCATACCCTCACGCCGTTTTAAACGTTGGGCTGGTGCGTAAGACGCAGTCGACCCGGCTGTTGAAAGCGGAGTGCCCCGCCTGCGGTTACACCGTTCGATTGACCGCGAAGTGGGCAGACACCGGGTTGCCAATCTGCCCGACCGATGGCGTGGCGTTTGTTCGATAAAGACACTAGCCCCCTCTGAGGGGCACTACTGGAGGTTTTATGAAAGAGCTTGCACTGCTGCCGCTGCGTACCTTGAACGCAGCGCTTATGCAGGTTGGCATTACGCCAACAACTGACAAGGCAATTGCGGTTTCGACTCTGGACCGCTTGATTACTGACGGTCTGATTACCCTTGCGGAGATTCAGGGCGCTACGCCGGTCGCGACCGCTCCCGCTGCCCCGCTCGCGTTTGACGCTAACGGGTTTGTGAAGACCGTGCAGGACCTGCATGCGACCACTGCGGCATTGGCTGCGACGGTTACCCGTCAGGGTGCAGAGGTTGACGCGAAAATCGCTGCTGCGGTGCCGAAGGTTGACAACACTGCGGTTGTCTCTGAGGTTGCCCGTGCGGTCGCTGATGCGTTCGCAGCGTTTAAATCGGTTACTGCCCCGGAGGTTATTACTAAGGTCGCCGATGCGTTGCCCCCTGCGCGTGTTCTGAAGACGGCCCGCGAATTGTTTGGTGACCGGTTCACCAAGTATTCGACGGTCGACTTCGGCAACATGGAGGTCGAGTATTGGGGCGACCCCGGTGCCCCTAAGCGTGTCGACGATTACTACTGGAACCCGGAGATTCTCCACGAGACTCTCTGCGCGATTAACAACCCGCTTCCCCACAATATGTGGCTGGCTGGTGAGCGTGGCACCGGCAAAACGGAGTTTGCGAAACAGCTTGCCAACCGGCTTGGTCGTCGGTTGTTTCGGATTAACTTCGACGAGAACGCGGAACGTGCGGATTTTATTGGTGGCAACACCATCACCGCCGGTTCTGTGACTTGGTCGCCCGGTGCGATTGTTCAGGCAATCACGCACCCCGGCGCGATTGTTCTGCTCGATGAGATTGGGTTTGCGCGGGCGCAAGCGATTGCCTCGCTGCATGCTTTGTGTGAACGCACGGTTGACCGTGCAATCACTATCTCGGAGACAGGGCAGCGCATCCCGGTTGCCCCGCACGTTGTGTTCATGGTTGCTGACAACAGCAACGGGCACGGCGACGCAAGCGGCAACTTTGCCGGGGTCCGGGTCCAGTCGAGCGCGTTTATTGACCGGTTCAGCTACACCTTTGAGTTTCAGTACCTGCCCCGTGAGCAGGAGGCTGAGTTGGTTGCGAAGGTTAGCGGCTTGCCCCTTAACGCGGTGCGGATGATGGTTGACTTGCTAAACATTGCCCGTGAAAAGGCCCGCGACGGTTTGCTGACGCAGCCCCCTAGCTTGCGTCAGTTGTTTGCTTGGGCTGATGCGGTGAAGCAGGGCATCCGTGTCAAACGCGCTTATAAATCGGCGGTGATTAACAAGTTTCCCGCTGAAACAGCGGTCGAGCTTGAGGGTATTTATGTGGCCTCGATTGACGAGGTTTATTTCAACAAGATGATGCAAGGAGCTTGAGATGCTAGGTTCTGAGTTTAAACGCGGCGTCGTGACGACGCTTGAGCGGGTGTTTAAGTCGTCGGATTACATGTTCGACACTCTGGAGTTTCAGTGGTATGGCACTGGAGCTTCGATTCAATTTACCCAATACCCCGGTACTCGCATAGTTGATGCGACCTTCCGGTTCCCCAACGTTGACGACAACGGGCAGATACCTCGCAAGACCATGCCCAAGTTTGTTGCGATGGCGCTGCATGAGCTTGGTCATGCTTGGTATACCGACAATGAACCTTGGGATGTTCACCGTGGCAACCCTGTTCTTTGCCGATTGATTAACGGGCTGGAGGACCCCCGCATTGAAAAGAAGGTAATCGATTCGGGTATTGCAGGTAATGCGCGGTCGCTGTTTGAAAACCTGATTAACGAGATGATGGGCGGCACCTACGTTCATCCCGATGACTTCGGCAATCTGGCTTTTCAGTTGGCGGTCGAAGGTCGCCGGATGAACGGCTACAAGATTGCGCTGCCCCCGGTTCTCAAAGAGTCGCGCTACAAGGAGCCAATGCAATGGGCCTTGAAGAAAGCTCACAAGGCTAAGTCGACGCTGGAGATTGTCGCGATTGCGGTGGAGTTGCTTGAGCGTTTAAACGCACTGAAGCCGGTTGCCCCGCCCCCCGAAGGTGGGAAAGACGAACCCCCCGATGGACCAAGCGACGACGATGGCGGTGATACCGGTGAAGACGGCGAAGCTGGTGAGGGCGGCGACGACGACGGTGACGGTGGCGACGATACTGGTGAAGACGGCGAAGGCGAAGACGGTGAAACCGGTGAAACCGGTGAGGAAGGCGAAACCGGTGACGGTAATGAACCGGGCGATAGCACCGACCAACCCGGTGACGATGTTAGTAATGAGGCGGGCAACGAGGCGGGCAACGAGGCTGGTGACGAGGATGATGAGAACAAAGGCCCCGGTGCTGGTGCCGGTACTCAGGAGCGCGACGTAGAACCCGACATGGGAAAGGAGTTGCAGCCCTACGGCGCAGAGGTCGACACCACTGACGAACCGCGCCCTACCTGCCGGAAGCCCACAATTTACAAATTTACTTGGGACTAATATGAACAAAGCACATTGCGAAAAAACCTATGCCGAAGTGCTGCATAACCCGATTCAGGGTATTGCAGCGACCAAGGCAAAAATACTGGCTGCGCTGCGGTCGATTGACTTTGTCGGTTGGTCGACCCGTGAAGAGTCCGGTCGACTTGACCGTAGGGCTTATACGCGGTTCGCTGCTGGACAGGCAAACATATTCTCGCGGCGTGAATTGAAAGAGGCTGACACCGCTGCGGTTTCAATACTGATTGATTGCAGTTGGTCGATGAGCTTTTCGTGCGGTGATGAAATGAACCGGATTACAACCGCGCAAGCGATTGCAATTCACCTTGCTAACATCATTAGCAAGTCGAATGCATCGTTTGAGATTACCGGGTTCAAGGGCGGGGCAGAAATAACTGATAACGTTACGGTGCAAAGGGTTACCTTCCTGCCGTTTAAACAGTGGGGAGAATCGTTGCAGAAAGCTGCTGCAAAGCTTGGGTCGATGCTTCATATGGCTTCGGGCGGGACGCCAGATTACTCTGCCGTTTATACAAAGCTTGACGAGCTAGCGCGTAGACCGGAGGCCCGCAAGGTTTTCTTTGTTATCACTGACGCTGATTCGTACAAAGTTGAGCACATGAAATATCTGCAAGGCTTTGCAGATAATCGTGGCATCAAAGTTGTTGCGATTGGCATTGGTGACACAAGGGTTACTGAATGCTTTAACAATGCGGCTAATGTTAAAACACCAAAAGACATGGCATCCAAGTCTTTCGGAAACATACTGAAGGCAATTGCCTAGGGGGATTTATGAGAGAAGGTGCTACTTACATTGACCACAAGTTGGTTTTAAAAGCATACAAGTATGCGAGCATGAAACATGTAAATGACTTTCGGGCTGACGGCGTAACACCTTACATCGCTCACCCAATGAATGTTGCATTGACTGTGGATTGCGCTCTAATGGCAACGGTGGAGATGGTTGCCGCCGCAATACTGCATGACGTTGTGGAGGATACCGATACAACAATTGAAGAGATTGAATTGTTCTTCGGTAAAGAGATTGCCGGTTATGTGAAGGAACTTACATACCCTGCCGATATACCAGAAAGGAGGGAATACATAATTGGCAATGTTAAGTTTCTGAGCGATGGCGCGAGGTTGATTAAGCTTGCAGACGTAACCTGCAACCTGATTGACCTTGAAGATTCGGGCTGGAGCGATGCAAAGAAAGAAGCGTACAAGGATTATCTAATCCGTGTACGGTTTGCTCTTGCAGGTACGGATGGTTGGATGGAGGAAATGTTTGATACCGCTTACGCCAAAATGAAGGATTAGTCATGGACCAAGTTGACAGGACAATACAGCTATCTACAGCAATTGCAGAGCTTTTAAACGGGGAGGAAATAGACGATGTTATACCTTCATTGGTCATGGTATTGCATCACGCATCTAAAATCGCTGGAATACCGGCAGATGCAATAGTTAAGTTTGTGGCAAAAACACTTGACATTGAATTTGATGATGATGTTACTAAGCATTAGGGAGATGCAATGAGTAACGCATTTTGGGTCGAGCTTTGCGACGGCTCAGAAGTTGTGTGGTCTGGCCTTTCGCATAGACAGGCCAACCTATTGAATGATTTGATTATTAAACACGCAGACTTTAATGTAGTTGAATCCTTTGGGTGGCATAAGATTGACACTAGCCCCAGAGGAATGAAGTCAAAATACTTTGGGCAAATAACTAGCGCAATTCAAACCGGAGAATTTAATTGTATCCATTCACATTAAAATGGGAGTTTCGCAACGGGAATAAATGGTGGCATAACTTTGAATCAAAATGGAAGTTAAATGACTATATTAACCGTTGTGGTTTGGATACTCATCCAGATATTATTAACATTGAAATTTTAGAAAACAAGGAATACGAAAATGATTAAGACATACCAGCGCAAAGGCATTTGGTACGCATGCTGGCTTGACCTTGATGGCAAGAAGCTTGGAATAGCAACCCATGACATAGACCGAGACAAGGCAATTTATCTGCTTGGTTTAAACATGGGCGCTAACCCGTCAATGTTCAGTAGGCCAATGGGCGACTACTTCGACATGGCATATGAACGCAGCGCACTGCCGCTGATTGGTTAACCGTTTAAACGCTCTGTGAAACAAAACCCGGAGTTTGCTTTTCCAGTGTTTATGCGGGTTACAGAAGCTTTTGCAACAAAACCCGGAGTTTGCTTTTCAAACTCCGGTTCAAACTCCGCATGCGGTTTCCAACATCCCGCATGCGGTTTTCTCAGATGAAGTCGTCGGATTCATCCTCAAAGTAGGAGCCGGTTACCTTGTTGTACGCCAGTGTGGTTTCACCCTGCTGGCCTATCCACCGGTACCTACACTTCCACACTGCGATTTCAACGTTGGGCTTTGCCCGATGCACGGTGATGCCGCAGTCAGCCTTTGCCCACCACGCCATACTGCCGCTGATTGCCATGCCGTCAGGGCGCGGTAAATCCATGCCTGAGCGCGTGATTTTGCTTGGGTGAGCAACGAACCACACATGGACCCCGTAAGCCTTTGCGAAGGCTTGGACGCGGGTCAACATGCCAGATATAAACTCTGTTTCTGCTTGCCCCTTCCCGTTGTCGATGTAGTTGTAGGGGTCGATGACCAGACCCCGAATTCCGATGCGGGCGACCGCCGCTCTCGCTCTTTCAAGAATCGAGTCGATGGTCGATGGCTCTACCCCTTCGGAATCAAGGAACAGAAAGTGGTCGTTTACCCATTTAAACGCTGCGTCCTTTTCCTGTTGGCTCATACGTTGAACCCCATCAAAGAATCGCTTGTCGCTGTAAAGCTCCATCAACCGGGAAATGTGAATCTCCGGTGCGTTCTCAAACGAGCAGATGGCGAACTTCCAATCATGCGCTTTCGCTAAGTTCACCATAAGCTGGTCAACAAAGTTTGATTTGCCTGATGACGGATAACCGGTGACCACCGTTAGCTGGCCCTGAGCTACCGTGTAAATCTGGTCGACGTTTGAATATCCGGTCGATTCACCCTTGCCGTTGCCCTTGGTCCATAGGTCGTTTAAACGGTCCTCATACTTGGTGGCCTGAGACAGCCCCGCAACCGGGTACGGCGTGGCCGATGCAATCACTTGCTTTACAGCGTCAGCCCCATCCTTGAGCATGACCTCATTCAAATCCTTTGCCGGGATGGTCGTGAGGCGGCAGCGGTCTTTACCGATTCGACGGGCAAGCTCTTCGGCGCATGCCTGACCGGCAGCATCATTGTCAGTGGCGATGGTGACGTAGGGTGCCTTGCTCAGAACGTCGAACGCATTCCAGACGAACTCAAACTTCTTATCTTCGCTCGCGTCAATCTTTCCGTTGCTGACTTTCATAGGTGCCCCGGAGGGAACCGATAGAACGTTGTCGATGCCACACTCCCTGAGTGTCAATGCATCAATCTCGCCTTCGACGATGACGATGGGACCATCCTTGATGTCATCAATCCCATAGAACTCATTGTTGCCGCCAGCGTCCTGCGTGAAGTCCTTCGTTTCGATGCAGCGATACTTAACGCCAACCATCTTGCCCCCCTTGTAATAAGGGAAGCCTACCGCTTTAGCGGTGCGGTCAAGCTTGCGAAAGAATTTAGTAGCTGCGAAAAGCTGCGCGGTATCAGCGGTTGTCTTGCTGATGCCTCGCGTCGATAAAAAGTCATAGTGTTCCTGTTGAAGAAAATCAAAGTTGTTTGAATTGATTGATTGAACCTGAACCATTGGTTGCTTCTCGCGTTTAAACACAGGGACGATGCCCTTGGTGTTGCAGTGGTGACAAAAAAAGACCCAGACATCCCCGTTACGGTTTATGACTAGGTCTTTATCCCTTTTCTTCCGGTCGTCAGAGCAATTGGGGCAAACAACACGGGCGTGTTGATGCACATGCAATGACGCAACAAGTGCTTCAACTTGCATGCTTACTTCTTTTTGGGTTTGTTGTCTGCTTTGTTTGCGCTAGGTGAGCGCAATCGTAAGTTACCGGGAACTGACTTACCACCTTTTGCAAGTGGTTTGATATGGTCAATGTTCTTGCCGCTGCGGTCGATGCCTTCCTTGTCGTACATCCGACGAGCGCGTTGTCTTTCTATTTGCCCTTCTGTATCACCTCTCTTTTTTTGAAGTTCGTATTCATGCTTCCAGTTCCTGTCCTCAAGCTTTTTGCTCATAGGTTTACCCATTAGCCAACATAGAACGTTGGCTTACGTTAGTTGTTTTAACATTTGTTGGAGATACGTTAACCAACATGAGCGTTTGCTAACGTATTCTTTCAAAGATTTTGGGCGCATTAGCCCTATCCCGGTTGCCTTTGCATCGTCAGCCTTTCGGGTCAAGGGTGCTAACTTCGCCGCCCCATCTGGTGTTCCAGACCCTTCCCACAGTACCAGTGCTAGACCGAGGCCCTGCCGTTTTTCACCGACGACCTCAGTCCCATCGTACACAGTCCCCCCTGAGTAGGCAAGAGGATAACAACCCTTACAGAAGGCAAAAAAAAGCCCCCGAAGGGGCTTCAAAGTGGGTCACACCACTGGAGGAGACAACGAGAGCAACCTGCACTATAACGGACTAACCCGTATGACACAACGGGGATTCTGTTTGTCGAGTCCCCACTGTATGACCTTACGTTTTACCTGTCGGTCGTTTAAATATGTTACGCCTTGCAGCAGGTCGAGGATGAGCGACTCATCGAGGTCGGGCCTACGCGATGCGTAGTAGATGGTTATCTCAACACATACATCACAATCGAAGGGTGTACATACATCGTGTGTACATTGTTTCTTGAATGACTCTGCGTAGGTCAGCGCCTTCTCTGACTTGATGAACATGGGCCTACCTGCGCGGGCCACGAGCCTACGGCTGTTTGCCTTGGAAGCTGGCTCACCAAAAATTTCTAAGCAGATTTCTGTAAGTGCTTGCATGTTCGCGTCGACTCACCTATCATGCACAAACTGCTGGGGAAACAATGAAGATAACAAACAAATTTGGGGTACCTGAGCCGTTGATGGCTCTGGCTTCCCGTGACTACTATACCAAGGGCAAGGCGACCTTCTCTGTTACTGAGATTATCTCCCCGCCACGGGTTCAGCGTCTGCGAGAAGAGCACAATGAGTCGCTGGAGCAGGACGTATCTGACATGCTCTGGTCGATGATGGGCAGCGCACTACATGTAGTAGCAGAGCGCAGTCAGGTTGAAGGTCATATCTCAGAAGAGAGATTGTTTCTGGACGTTGACGGGGTGCGCCTATCGGGTGCCATTGACCTCCAGCGGGTCGATGGCGACATGGTTGATATCGTGGACTACAAGTTCACCTCAGCGTGGTCCCTGCGGGCTGATAAGCAGGACTGGCACCAGCAACAGAACTGCTATGCCTACCTTGTCAACAAGGTGAAAGGGCAAACCGTCCGGTCGATTAAGATATGCGCCCTCATTCGGGACTGGTCCCGGCGCGAGGCTGCGGTCAAGCCTGACTACCCACAGGCACCGATTGCAATGGTTGACATTCCAATCTGGGACCTTGAGGTCACGGAAAAATTTATCCGCGAACGCATCGAGGCGCACCGTCTTGCGAAAGTAGCACATGACTGGGGTGACGAACTACCACTGTGTACTGACGCTGACCGCTGGGTTCGCGGTGACAAGTGGGCGGTGATGAAGGACGGTCGCAAGACCGCCGTCAGGGTTTTTGATACCAAAGAGGAGGCAGATGCATTGGCTACAACCGATGTCAAGTTCAACGTTGTTGAACGCAAGGGAGAACCGGTTCGTTGTACAGGAAACTTCTGCGGCGTAGCTGCGTGGTGTTCACAGTTTAAACAGGAGAGCGCTGAATGAAAACAGCACAAGAGATGACTTATGACTTTATGTTGGCGCTTGCCCCGCTAATAAACAAAAAGGAGATTGATGCTTTGCATGCAGACTCGCATATATGGGAAAGGCATTTTGGTGATGAGATTGTTTTAGCAGCAAAAATATTGACTCGCAAATACTTGGAAACACTATGACTGTTTATAAAAAACTCACCGCTGCAAGAGCGCAGCTTTCTTTGGTTGAAATGAAGAAGTCAGGTGAGAATAACTTTGGGCAAGGATTTAAATACTTTGAGTTGGGAGATTTTGTACCACACATTCATAAGATATTTAATGAAGTTGGTTTATGTGGAGTGTTTAGTTTTGAGGGTGACAATGTAACCCTGACAATCCATGACACCGAAGGAACCGGTAGCGTTGCGTTTGTTAGCCCTGCGGTACACGCACAGAACCCAAGGGGTCAGGCAATACAAAATCTTGGTGCAACCCATACCTATTTGCGTAGGTATCTATGGCTGATGGCTATGGAGATTACTGAACATGACATGGTTGATTCTGCCAACCAAGCCGACAAGCAAATTGAAAAGCCAGTAACAAAGGCAGTTGAGAAGGCAGTCGAGAAGCTTGTAGAAAAGCAGGTAGAGAAACCGGTAGAGAAGCCCGTTAACCCTAACCATGCGCTCTTCGTTGAGAAGACTATCGAATGGGCAAATCTATTGACAACAAAGGCAGAGCTTGCCGGTGTATGGAAAGACAACCAGCCAGACATCAATCAATTGAAGGAGGAATCGCCTGAGCTTTACGAACAGCTTAGGACCAAGTTTAACGAACTCAAATCAAACATGAAGGCATAACGTGGATAAGTTTGTACCCAAGCCGAACACCGGCTCGATGTTTAAAGTGAATGTCAAGACTACCGAGGGTAGCCCTGACATGCGCGGCGACATCCTGATTGACACCAGAGGTTTAGACATTGGTGAAGACGGGATGGCGCTAGTAAAGATTAGCGGTTGGAAATCAACCTCTAAGACCTCCGGTAAGAGTTACCTCTCACTGAAGGTAGACCAGTGGAAACCAAAGGAACCCTTTGCAAAACCTCAACCTAAACGAGAAGAGTTTAACGATGACATTGACTTCTGAAAACATTGCAGCAATCGAAACTGCACCCACCACGCCAACGGTCAAACGGCGTGGTCGCCCTACCGGAGTTAAGAACGGGGAAGGCGTTAAAAAGAAACCGGTTTCCAAACGAAAAGTTTCTGTTACTAAAATCCGAGAGAAAGCCGTTCAAGCAAACTTTGAAGCTATTGTTGCAAACGCAAATTTAAAGAATGCAAAGAATGAAATATTGCATTTGACAATTGAAGTTGAAACGTTTCGCAAAGATTTGAATGCTGCAAAACTTCACATTGAGAAGGTCGAGAAGCAACACAAAGCCGCTCTCATTGTGATTGGCTACCTTGAAGGGAAGGTGTTCAACGAATGAAAGCCCTCCAGTTTGAGTGTCAAAAGATTGCCCTCAAACAGGATGCCGCTGGGTTCGTGCTAACACTACGAATCCACCCTGACGATATCCCCGAAGAATTATTCAGGGATTTCGTTGGGGCGCGGTACGGATGTGCGTTGGTTAGGATTGGCGACGATGAACATCCTGTGCCCTATTTAAACAGGGTGCAGAAGGCTGGGATACTTTGCCGTGACCGGGACTTTCAGTTCTGGGTATACAACGAGTTTAACAGTGAAGGTGTTACGGAGCAGGATGCTATCAACGCCATCTATAGTTTCTGTGGCATAACATCCAGAAGCGAACTCAATAACGACATTGAGGCGCAAACCCTTTTCGATGAGTTAATGAAAAAATATGAACAATTCAAAGAGTCGTTTTAAGACAGTCACCCCGGTAATGATTTACCTAACACCGGAAGACAAAGAGGCGTTAACTAAGTACGCCTCTGACAACAAGATGACCGCATCTCAAATTGTCAGGGAGGGGGTCAGGATGAGACTACAAGGTAACGATTTCAATACAGGGTTCAACGCTGGCCTGATGGAGGCAATCAAGCTTACGCATGCTACTGAGGGGGCGAGGATGATGTTCCCGTCAGGTAAGTCATTCGCAGACTTGGTTTCTGAAAACATTACTTCGGCTATCCGCGATGGACAATGAGTTGAGATTGTTCTTGGCTGCGTTTGCAATGAACGGCTTGGTTCAGTCCAAGCCCCATTTAAACGCCTCAGAGATTGCCGCTCTCGCTTTTGAAATTGCTGATGAAATGTTGGAGGAACCAGATGAAGGAATCGTTGCCATCCCCAGAAGAAGGCGAACCAGAAAATGGTAGACGCCTTCACAGCGATATACATGACATTCATAGTTTACTTAGTATTCTATCTGATATATCTAATGAAGAAGTAAAGAAAGAAATATTTAATTTAACTCAAAAGATTTTAATTTTACAAGGATTGATACTATCAAAAGTTAACGACATAAATGATAAAAAAGAAAAGTTATGATGCGGAATCCGTTTGCTCTTCATGTTGACTTTACAGAATTCCAAGGTCTTATCGAATCAAACCCAAAGTTCTTGCCTTCTAATCTGGATATGATTATGGAAAGAAACGGAAAGTTTTTGGTTGCAGAATGGAAAAGGGAATCAGAGGTTATGCCTTGGGGTCAGGAGTTGTTGCTAAGAAAGATGGTGAGTCCTGACTACACGGTACTAATCATAGTTGGAGACAACGGAACAAACGTTAGTGGGTTTTGCATACTTAAAGAAGACGGCAAACGCATTGTGCTTGGCAGAACAATGGATGAACTAAAAGACTACATAAAGGGTTGGTACAAATGGGCTTCAGCATCACAGAATTAAACAAACGAAACACTGATTACAGTCTTGAGCCTGTATTCAGAATACCAAATACAGAACAAATCATTGTTCCTGATTACGTCAGGCCGCATGAATGGGTTGGTCTTGGTGGCGTTACCTACACTACTGATGAACTTATTAACTCAAGGGCAAAGCCAGAGATTAAATGTCTTTGGACAAGACCTTGGACCGAGTATGTAATATTTAAAGGCAAAGGAAGAACTTTGTCTCCTAAAGAACTGGAAATCCTTATAAGGGCAAGACAATGACAAAAAGCGAAGCGTGGCGTCAATGGTGGTATCAAAAGCACGGAAAGAATCAACCAATGGGTAGCTACCATCCTATGGAGGGTTACATCTTTGAAGCTTGGTCTGATGGATGGGATGCGGGTTTAAATCAGTCATGCCCACCGTGTAACGGCAACTGTAACCAAGGGCGAGAATGCCCCGCTAGAGACGCCGCGCATGGTCGGGAAAAACCGGTTCAAGTATCACCGCTGGAATTTGTAACGGCGGTGCTTGAGAAGGAGCACTTGGTTGGTAAACCAATTATGTGGGCGCAGTGGCCCAACGAAGAGAAGAACACATGAAGTGGCTCCTACTTTGTCTCCCCTTATTCGGATGCGGACCAACCTGTACAGAGCAAGGCGGCAAAGTGGTTCAGAAAGGGGAATACTATGTGTGGCAATGGATTGATATGCAAAAGGGAATCGGGTACATGCAGCCGTACCCCAACTATGTTTGTGTAAAGGAGGAGCCAAATGAGGTACGGAATCCTTGACGACGAAGGCAACGTAGTACGGTGGGTGTGGTCCGTACCGCCATACCCACACATCGTGCAAAAGTTTAAACGCCAGCGCAAACCAAAGCTGGATTTGTCTAACGTACCTGATGCTTTATTTTGAGGTGATATATGGATAACGATGAATTTAAAATCAAAGACAGTATTCAAATAGAAGGCATTGCCGAAGATTATGTTTGGTGGCAATCAGAGTCACTAAAGAACAGCATGCAGATGTGGTCTTCCCAGTTTGATAGATTGGTTAAAACAATGGAGGCTCGACACCGAGAGCATATAAAAATGCTGCAAGATGTTATGGAAGAAAACCATAGCCTAAAGAAACAACTCAAGGAGACCAGATGAACGACATGGTGAACCATCCACCGCACTATACATACGGTGGGATTGAAACAATTGAGTTCTTAGAAGCAAAGAGCACACCGGCAGAATTTGCTGGGTATCTGCGTTTAAACTGCATGAAGTATCTAAGCCGCGCTGGGCGCAAAGGCAACGCGCTTGAAGACTACGAGAAGGCGGCTTGGTATTTAAGTAAACTGATTGAGGTGAGCGGTGGAGAATGAAAAGATTTTGATAGCTGAAGCGGTGGTCAATATAAAGTTATTGGCAACTAGACTTAGCGAAATGAGCGCATCCCATGACACTAGCCCCGAAGAGTTTTGCGACATGTTTGATGAAATTGAAAACTTAGCAAGGAGCGGGGCACACTATTCAAGCTACATCTATTGGAGCAAATATGCTGTTGGGCGGTAAATTTATTAAAGACTGGGACAAGAGCAGGATTGGCATCCACTACACGCCAGTTTGGTATCGTCACGCAGAAATGTGCTATGACATGCACAGGTTGCAAGAGTTTCTTGTATGGAACGAAAGACTGATGCCTTCTATGTTTACCAAAATCAAATCAATGGTGTTTCCATATCATGGACAATAAAGCAAAACTTGTTGAGGCAATTGAACTTAGATTGCTTGAATCTAATCGTTATAGATGGTTAAGGCGCGAGTTCTTAGCTGGGCGTCAGCGCGACATTGCAGAGGGTTTAAACAAAGAACAAGAACTAGACGATTACATTGACCACAAAATCAGCCAAGAGTTTGGGGACTTGACTCATTGACCAAGGCTGAGAAGAAGTACATGAACTCCGTAGCGGAACTTGGGTGCCTTGTCTGTAAAAGGATGGGATACCCCGGAACCCCTGCGGAGTTGCATCATCCCAGAGCGGGTACGGGCGCTGGTCGCCGCGCAAGCAACTGGGACGTTATCCCTCTATGCCCAGAACATCACCGTGGCAACACGGGCGTTCATGGGCTAGGTACTAAAGGCTTTGTTAAACATTGGGGCTTTGATGAACAAGACCTTTTAAATGATGTTCAGCTTGCGCTCAATGGTACTCTTTTCTGATTGCCTTGACATCTGAGGTTAAGGCTACTTCGTAGTCATGCAATTCATCTAGGATTGCCCGCTTTTCATCAGCGCTAATATCTTTGTCAGCGTTGACCGCGTTGCGGTATTCCCTGATTTCCTTCATGTCCTTCTCAATAGAACTAACGAAGTCTTTCAGCATGTAAGTGTTCTCATTGTCTTTGAGATACGCTTCAAGCTTGTCTGGGTCGTTTAAACTCAAAAAGTTCACGGTCCTAACAACCTCATCGACTTCGCCTTTAAGGTCGTAGTATTGGGCGACCGTACCGGAATCAGAGGCAAAAAACCTCTTAACAACAGGCAACTGCTCTGCCCTTGTGGTTGCTTTAACCGGAGCATCTTGAGTAGCAAAAAACGAATCCAGCATGTTGACTGCATACATGCCCATCGTGCCAGTGTAGCCACGAACAACGTTTTCTATCTGGATAGGCGACATACCGGTTTGTTCGCCAAACCAACGCGCAGCATTAGAAGTTGATGCGGTGTACTGCAAAGGCTTCGCTACATCCTCAAGACCGCGACCAACAATCTTCTCTCCGGTAAAGAAGGAGTGATTGCTAATGTTCTCATAGAAGGGAATGAACGCTTGCGGTATTGGGTTGAACTTGAGCGTATCCATCAAGTTGCGAGAGATGGATTCGGTAAAGTCCTTTGGAGTGTCCTGACCGTACTTCAGTTCAAGGATGCGCTCAGGAAGAACTTTAAACACCACGCCAATCTCAAACGGGATTGGGAACCGGAAAGGTTTACCGTTAAAGCTTAAAGCCGGAATAATCCAGTACCCATCACGTTCTTCTTTGGTGAGCTTCTTGTACTCATCGTCATCGTGAACCATTGCCCAATACATTGCGCTCAGAGCCAACAAGGACAGTGAGCGAACAATGAAAGCTTTCTGCATGCGCTCTTTGTTTGCGCTTGCGGCTTTGCCAAACCCGGAACGGTACAGCACATCCATACCTTGGATGCGGGCATTCATAAAGGGCACAAGGGCGGTGACAGCTTGAATCACAGGGAAGTTGCCCTTCCTTGAGAAGTTCATAACCTCTGATGCTTGGAAGAGTGCCTCTGCTTCGTTGTTGGTTTCCTTCAGTACGCGCTTGTAAACCTCTGCGCGGGTTGCCATGTCCGAGGCGTTGGAGCCATGCTCAAGCATGTCCCAAAGCTTCGTGACAGGGAGCAGGGCTTTCTCTGTCGCGGTTCTGGTTCCGGTCTTTGCGCGTAGCGCTTTCTCAAAAGACTCGGCGCTGTCTTTGAGTGAGCCTTTAAACTCATAGCCACCAAGACCAGCCCTAGCCATAGCCGCCGCCTCGGGCGACTGGTTAGCTAGGATTTTCCCAAACTGTTTAAACGAATCAATGACGGGAATCATGCTGGACCCGGAGGTAACCCACGCAGAGACTGAGTCACGCATGATGTTAGCCAGAATAAATCCGGGGTCCTTAGTAACAAAGTTCCGCAGGATATCCGCTGGCTTTGCAAGAAGCTGTAGCCAAGGCATCCGGGGGATGTTAAGACCTTTAAACGCTTCATAGAGCAGCGGGTCATCAAGCTCATAGTGTTTTGTTAACCCAGCCTCTTTAACGCTAACAGAGTCCTGATTAGGAACCGGAACCTGTCTCGCGGTTCCAGAATCGAGGGCGTCACGGATGCCACGGGTTGCCGCGATGTTCTTCATTCCTGAGTCAACAGCAGCGGAGGCATTCCGAATCACGTTCTCAAGGAAGTCGCCAAGCTTTTCAGTGCCACCCTTCAGTGCCTTTGGCTTTTGAACACCAGCGATAGCAGAGAAGATTTTGGGACCAACAGTATTGTCACCGTCCATCTGGCGGTAGAAAGGAATGTAGTCTCCAAACTTCGTGAAGTAGGCAGCGTCAACGGCAGAGATGACCCCGGTGTCTTTCATATACTTGACCAGAGCTTCGTTCCACTTCTGATACTCCTTGTACACAGCATCGAAGTCGATACCCATCTGCTTAAACTTTGCAGCCATAGCTTGGGCATCGTTTAAATCTTGCCGATTAAACAGATGCTCGCGGCCTTCGGCGTCCAGCCTTGCTCCGCGCTTGGAGCCA